TGGGACATACCAGACGGGTTTGACACTCCAGAGGTAAGGCAAGCCCTGGCAGACTTCGAGTCGATGAGGGCAAGTATCGGCAAGAAGATTAAAAGCCGGGCGAACGTGTCCAAGTCTCTAAGAGGCTATGACAGTCCGTCTCACTTGGTATATGCAATCGAGTTCGCCATCGGCAACGAGTACCAAGGGATCAAGCCGGAGTATCGACCAACTAACGTAGGGCAGGGTGGCTACAACTCACCTAAGCCCAAGAAATCCACCTTACCCGTAATCGACGAAAACTGGGAGCCTGCCTGATGCCACTACACCCAAGCCACTTTGAGACATGCAAAGCAATTGAAGAGCAGTTGATTGCCGGTATCATCCTAAGACCGGGAGACTTCTACGCGGTCGCGGACGCCTTGGACGTTTCCGACTTCATCCATCAACCGATGGCGGACGCATGGGCAGCGTTTCAAGCGATGGCAAAAGACGGCGTAGAGTTTCACCGCGAATCGGTAATGCTTTCGGAACTTCGCAAGCGTGGCGTATTCGACAAGATCGGCGGGGACGTTGGGTTCGCTGACTTGGTGACGAAGACCGTGCCAGGGCACATTGTCTACCACTCGGAGCAGGTGGCGGAATGGGCGGAACGGCGGCGGGTGTTGTTGGCTTTGGAGTGGGCGGTAACGGAAGCGTCATCGTTGGCATTCGATCCCGACAGCGTTGTCAGTAACGCTCAACAGCGATTGCTAAAAGCCAAGAGCATCGGCGGCGAAGATGTTCAGCATCTTGGCGACTTGATGGGCGATTACCTTGAGACTCTCGAAGACGCACGAGCCAACAGACGGACGGCGGCGGTAGTTCGGACTGGTTTTAGGGAAATCGACATGGCCCTAAGTGGCGGCATACCGCTTGGATCGTACGCGATCCTTGCCGCTAGACCGTCAATCGGCAAGTCGGCTCTTGCGATGGATATCGCTCAAAATGCAGCGGTCAACGGCGATCAGACTTTGTTTGTTTCGCTTGAAATGAGCAACCAGCAAATCGGCCAGCGGCAGTTTGTAAAGAATGCCGACATGAGGATCAGCGAAATGCAGAATGCAAGTTACACTGACGCAGACTGCTTGCGAATGCTCAAGGCTTGCAGCGAAGCGAAGCAACTGCCGCTTTACGTGTGGCAAGCGGCAGGTATCTCGATGGCTCGCATCGAATCGCGGCTACGGGCTGAGGTTGCCAAGCGTGGCGTGAGACTTGTTATCGTGGACTACCTTGGATTGATTCGCGGTAGCAGTCCACATCAAAAGATTTACGAGCGGGTAACACAGATCAGCGGCGAACTCGCAAGGGTCAGCAAGCAGTTAAACATCGCGTTGCTGGTATTGTGTCAGTTGGGCCGAGCGGCGGAAGGCGAAGAGCCTAGCATCAACATGCTGAGGGATTCTGGAGCCATTGAGCAAGATGCGGATATCGTGATGCTATTGCACCGCGAAAGCCGGGATGCCCAAGATGCCGCAGTATTGCTTGAGAAGCAGCGTAACGGCAAGGTAGGGCGGTTTAACCTGAAGTTTGACGGTAAGAGGTTCAGCGATGCGTTTCGAGACGCGGAAACATTTCACGGAGACTTTTAGATGAACAAACCAATTTGGAGTACTCAAAGGATAAACAGCGAGTTAGCCGCAGAGATCGAGCATCTACAAGCGTTGCTCGCAGAGCAGACATCGGAAATCAAGTCGCTTCAATCGCAACTTGCGAAGACGGCGAAAGACAGGACGCGATACCGCGACCGAAGCGAAGAGTTACGGGCGGAACTGGCGAAGTACGTCAGACCGGATAATCCAGTTTTGAGAGGAAAGAAGAAATGAGCGAACACAAGTTCAAGGTTGGGGATCGGGTACGGGTAATCACTAAATCAGGAAACGACCCGCTGATTGGTAAACTCGGAACAATACTCGAAAGCAATGATCGAGATATTTACGTGCTTGCGTCGATTGACGGAGTCGAGGCGTCGAAGGTCTGGTTTGCTAGATGTAATCTGGAGCTGGCCGAACCTGCCCCAATCGCCAGCGAATGCTTGACAGTTGACAACGTCAATCATCCACCGCACTACAATCAAGGCGGGATTGAGTGCATCGAGGCGATCAAGGCAGCAACAGGAAGCGGATTCGTCAAATACTGCACCGGCAACGTGATAAAGTACCTCTGGCGATACGACAACAAGGGCGGCATTGAAGACCTCAAAAAAGCAGCGTGGTATTTAGACCGAGCGATTAAGGAGATGGAGGCGATCAGTGAGTAAAAACATAATTTTAGGCGTCGATCCCGGCCCAAAGGAGCATGCGTTCGTGTGGTGGGATTGCGAGGAGAATCGGGTTGTTGAACTCGGCACGTTTGGTAGTTTCATCCATTTCACCGACTGGGAAAAACGAGAGATGCTTTGCAAGGTTCGCACTGTTGCGTGCGAGTGGATCGAGTCGTACGGCATGGCGGTCGGACAAGAAGTATTCAGGACGGTAGCCGGTATCGGATGGCTAGCGGGCACGATTGGAACTGAGGTTAGGATGGTGCCGAGGAAGGCGGTCAAGATGCACTTGTGCAACTCAATGCGGGCGAAAGATGGCAACATCAGGCAAGCGTTGATCGACCGCTTCGGAGTGGTTGGCACGAAGAAGGCGCCGGGGCCGTTGTTTGGCGTATCGTCTCACTACTGGGCGGCGTTAGCAGTTGCGGTCTACGCTGCGGAGACTCCGCCGAAGGATGGGGAGTTTTGGATTGAGGATTTGAGGAAGAGAAGCGTTATCTAGGAGAAATATGATGAGAGAAAAAAACAGAGTTTACCTTTGCGGAAGAATCAACGGTTGCACCGATGACGAGTGCAGTACATGGCGCGAGCGTGCCAAATTGCTTCTGGCAACGCAGGAGGTGCTAGACCCGATGCGGCGAGATTATCGCGGGGTTGAGTCGATGCACGTTCACGACATCATCAAGGCGGACAAGTCCGATATCGACAATAGCAACGTGCTTTTAGTTTGGATCGACGAGCCGAGTTTCGGTACGGCGATGGAAATTATGTACGCGTTCAGCGAAAAGAAGAATATCGTCGTCGTGAATAACATCGGCAAAGCGTTATCGCCATGGGTTGTTGGTCACGCAACGGAGGTTTTCTACACTCTCGAAAGTGCTTGCGAGTACATTCATAACTTGCCATCGCTCGAAAACTTCTTGGGGTTGTTTTTGGAGGATGCGGCAAGCGGCAAGCCATTTGCACGGATCGATTTTCAGCACTGGTTGAATCGCAAAGGGTTGGCGGTAAGCGACAAGCAAGCAAGTGATTTCTTAAACAACAGCAACTCGGTTAAAAGCACCGACGACGGAAGGTGGGTAGCGAAGTGATAGTTATGCCAGCGAACAGCACAGGTTGGTTTTGGCATTGTTTAGCAAGAGAAACCGGGCGGCTTGGTCACCTGTATTCCCCAGGGGCTCAATGTGGCCCGTGGCCTTGGTTTCCTTACGCACTCGATAACGGGGCATTTGCTTGCTGGGATCGAAAAACTAACACGTTTGACGATGAAAAATGGGCGACCGTCTTCCCTCAGTGGGAGCGGTTGCTAGCGTGGACGGCTCCAGCGGTACAGCGTGCAAGATGGGCAATCGTCCCTGATGTTCCAGGCAACGCAGAGCGGACGCTTGAGCGATTCGCAAAGTACGTTCAACGCGTCATCGATGCTGAGATTGTGCCGGCTATTGCGGTGCAAGACGGGATGACGCCGGATATGGTTCTGTCGCTTAGGCCAGGGCCGGTTGTCATTGCGGTTGGAGGCACGGACGAGTTCAAGCGTGATACCCTTGCGACTTGGTGTAAGCACTTCCGGCGCGTTCACCTGCTTCGCTGCAACTCACCCGATAAACTCGATATCCTGGAGGATATGGGCGTTGAGTCGTGCGACGGTACGGGCTGGAATCGCGGAAACCGAAAGCAGACTGCTGGTGTAGAGCGATGGGCAAGAAAGAAGCCGACGCCGACGCAAAGCGAAATCTGGCGGTATACGTGCCGGTCGAAGACGACTGATGGAGAGTTGTTTGCAACTTAGGCGGCAAAGTTTGCAATCGCCCTAGCACTTGCTACAATGCAGGGAACCAAGGGAGGGTGTAACATGCAAGACTTGCTAAAGTCGAAGAGATTTTGGGCAGCGGCTGCGGTCGTTGCCGTGATTGTGCTAAAGGACAAGGTGCCTTTGAGCGAAGAGCAGATTCAACAGCTTGTGCTAGCTGTTGGGGCGTGGATCGTGGGTGATTCGATCCGACCACTGCCAAAGCCTGATGAGGTGGCAAAGTGAGTCTATTTAAGCGATGCGAAACGGCATGGCGTCCAGACGACGCGATCCGAATCTACAACGAGACTGGCGGCGACCGTCAAGCATTCCGTAGGGCGTATCGGCAGCACGCTAAGACCGTCTACGGACTTGACCCAGTGACGGTTATCATGCTGGTGCAAATGGCGATTAGGTTGTACTTTTGGGCGAAGGAAAACGGATTTCTCAGTGCGATCCCTCAAGCCCAATACAGCAATGCTCCCTCGGCAGCTCAACTTTACGCAGAGGCAGAGATTGAGGCGGAAAGTAGCGACGATGAATAAGGGCGAGAGCAATTGGCTACCTTGGATCATCGCAGCGGGTGCGATCTACTTTGCATTCCAGCGACCGGCTAACGTCGATCCAAAGCCCGCCGATATCAAGGGCGTTGTGTCCTCAACGCTTCCCAACATTAGAGCGGCGTATCGTGCGGCATTTCTTGAGGCGGCTAGCAAGATCGAAAAGCGGGAGATTGTGAATCAAGAGCAGTGGACGCAATTCATCGCGGCGAATGCTGGAGCGAAGTTCCGGGAAGGCATGGACAAGGTGTATTCCGCGATTGACGAAATGAAACTACCAGTTGAGTTCACAGGACGCGAAAAAGAGA